CAAATGTTAATGGAGATGCTGCTACTGCTTTAGCGTTAGCAATACCTGTATTAACTAATATCTTACCAATTGCTGCAGCTTGTTCTACAACTACTCCAGCGATTGCTACCTTCTTATTCTCTCCAGCCAATGTTTTTAATAATCCACCAAATTGTGCAGCTAAATCTAATTGAGCATTTTGTAAAGCAACTCTAGCTTCCATTTCAGCCATATCAATTGCTGCTCTTTCATCTGCACCTTGCTGTCTGATAGCAGTTCTTTGATTTTCAGTTAAACCTTCTTGCGATAACAATTCGGCTTCTTTCAATCCAATTAACTCTTTCTTTCTATCAAAGGTTGTTCCTATTCTCTCTAACTCCGTATCAATACCTAATATAGCATCTTCAGTAGCTAATTGCTCAATTGCTTTTCTTTCAGCAATTGCATCTAATTGTATCTTAGTTTTCTGAGCTTCATTAAGTTCAGTATTAGAAAGTGCTAACTTCTCTTTTGCATCAATAACTCCAATTAATTCATCGTATCTTAGAGTTTGTTGTGCTAATCTGTCAGTTGCAGCTTGTTGTTGAACCTGAGCTATAGCTTGTGCACCTTGCTGAATTATAGATTTTCTTTGTTCTTCGTTTAGTGTTTCATCCTCTAATAATAGTGAGTTAGCATATTGTATAGCTGCTATCTTAGATTTTTCTGATTCATTAATTAAAGCAATTTCTGAATTATATCTATTTTCAACAAGTTGAGTTTGATTCTCATTATTTAATACAGCTTCTTCAAATGCTAATTTAGCTGCTTCTTTATCTTTAGTTTTCTTTTCTTCTATCTTCTTAGCTTCTTCCTCATCGTATTTTGTATTGATTGCTAATACATCTAAACGATAAGCTTCCTTAACAGCAGTTAAATCTTTAATACCAGCTTTTTCTAATGCTTTTATATCTTCATTTAATTTCTGTCCTCTCTTAAATACTTCTTTATCTCTAGCATCTAATGTAGCAAGATAAGCTTCAGTTTCTACTTTACTAGCAGCTTCTAAATCTTTTGCTCTTTGTTCTGCTAATTTTTTATCATCCTCACTTTGTTTCTTACCAGCTTCCAAAGCAGCTTTCTTCCTTTCTTCAGCTGCTTTCTTTTCAGCTTCAGTTAATCTTTTAGAGCCGGCTGTAAATGCTTTAGAGCCTTGCTCCATTCCACTCTTAATTCCATCTGCAATACCTGTGCCAATACCCTTCACAGTGTTCCTTACATTGTCAACAGTAGCTTTAAATCCGTTTTTGATACCATCACCTACCTGCGATACACCTTCCTTAATTAAGTCTAAATCAAAGGTAAACACACCCTTTAAAACTTTACCAGCACCACCTGCAACTTCTGATAATGTTTTGAAAGCATTAATCATATTGTTTACAATAAATCCTACTAAAGTTTTACCTACATTGAATAGTGTTGTGAATGTTGCTGATAAAACACCTGCAGCTGTAGATAGTGCTTTCATCGCCTTATCAGATGATAGCAATTCAATAACTAAATCAGCGAATAACATAGCAATTGGTTCTATGATAGCAAACACTCCGTTCATTATCTTAGTAAATGCTTCAGTAATTTTATTTAACTTAGCTTGTCCTTCTTCAGTTCTACTTAATGATTCTTTAATTGCTAAGAAAGCTGAAACTAATAAACCTATAATACCCAATGATACAGCTAATGTTTTACCAAATGTATCAACTGCATTTTTAGCACTTTGAAATGATTTACCAATGGCACCAATAGGACCAGGTAATGCTGCTAACTTATCTTCTATTTGAGCAGATTGGAAAGCAACTCTTTGTTGTGAATCATTTAAATCATCTAATTGATTTGATAGGTCTTGGAATTCTTTAGTTCCAGTCTTACCTTCATCAGCAAGCTTTTGTAGAGCAACAGTAGTTTCTCTAATCTGTGACCTTAAAGATTTAAATTTACCATCAGCTCCTTCCGCCTTATCACCTAAATCACCAACCTCATCGGCACCAGTAACTTTTGTTTCAATAACGGCTGTGTAGGTTGTTGTATTATCTGCCATACCAAATGCGTTTTATTTGTTGTTTTGCTTCTTTCCAACTATATGGAATCTTATATTTTCCTTTAGCCGTGTCAACTTCTCTGGATATACCATAGAATTCTCCCATTGCTAACAAATCTATTATATTTTTAATCATATTATTATAACATTTAAGAATTTACATTTAACGCACCTTCCAATATAGGACCTAACAATTGTATGTTACATTCACCAGTAGATAAATTATAATCATTGATAGCTCTTAAATGGTAGTCATTCCCTCTAAATTCAACGATATCATTCAGTTCCATATTGAAGTAGTCTGCCAATGGTATAATCCCTGACATTGTAACTAAACGAGTTCTAGGATTATATAGTAATTGTACATACGGATTCCAATACTGAGAAAACAAAGATGATGATGGAGCTGAACCATATACAGGTTGTTCATTAAAAAATAGAAGTGATTTAGAATCTACTGTAGGAAACTGCGAACCTGATACAACCGAATAATTATCAAAGTAAGGAAATACATTTATTTCATTTGTTACATCAGCTCCATTTCTTATATAATATCTTTCACACTCAACTGTGTTATTGTAGTATAAAAGTCTTGGTTGTACTCTAACCGGATTGTAATTCTGGTCAGAGATATAAGTTGGTATGTATATTGGTATAATTTGTGACATAGTATTTTAACAGTTTGTTATATAGTAATTATATCCAGCAGTTCCTATTTCAGCAACATAGTAAGTACTACCTAATGTTGGTGAGTAGAATTTCCAATATTCATTATTACCATTAAATGGTAATGTTAATCCTGAATCATAATAGAAATAAGTAATAGTATATGGTGATTGCTCAGCTGTATAAACTTGTATAGGATAATAGTATGTATTACTACATGCATCAAATTGATTACTATATCCTTGAGGTCCCATTGACCATTGGTATGAAGTTGGTGTAGGATTTAAATTTGCTACTGAACCTGATACACCAGTCCCAGCTACTTGTAATAGTTGTGTTGATGATACATTAGTTTTTACTTCAAACTTTCCCTGTGAAAAGAAGTTTTCAGTATCAGTAAAATATGATTTACCAAATTCTCTATTTGCTGCTTTACTAAATTGTTGTGAAATATAATCCTGGTCTAATGTATCCGTAAAGTTTAATTCGTTTACGGCTAGATTATTAGCAGGTACTACTTCTATTCTATCATTTAAATTTGCATATTGATTAAAATCCCATCTTCTACCTTTATTGTACCATTCATTAAAAGGTTCAACAATAAATTCATTAACTTTTGTTTTAGATGGATATATTACTAAATTAAATTTCTTTTGTATTGATGTTAGAAAATCTATTTGCTTTATACCTTGTGTACCAAATGGCATATTAAGAGGTATATTCATAACTCTACCATCAGCTGCCTGATTTACTTTTGTTACATTTAAAAATGATTTAGTTGTACCACCAGGGTCCATCGTTACAGTTGGTAATACACCAGTAGCTACATTCGGCTTTTGTTTAATTTGGAAATAATAATTTCCTACCGGTAATTTATCAGTTGTAAATTCACTTTGTAATTGATATGTTGTATTGATACCACCATTTCTACTTTGTTGCAACTCATCAAAAAATTGTATATAAGATTGTATTGCTTTTAAAGAATATGATGTACTACTACCAGTCTCTATTAAACGAAGTTGCCATGTTCCATTTGCTGAAAAAGTACCAGGCATATTATTTACTGAACAACTTACATTAATATTCAAATTTAATATTCCTCTAAGAGAGCTTGATACTTCTACTTTGTATGCACCATTATTATAAAAGTTTTGTGGGTCTTCTAATTTGTTATACCAAGGTAGGGTAACAAATGTATCAGCAGGTAATTGGACATCTGTCATACCACTACCAGTAATAGCTCCAACTTTAACAACACCAAATGTTTCTAAATTAACATTATCATATACAGGATATTTTAATGACCTATTACATAATAAATAAACACCATCCAACCCACCATTATTTATAAATGAAGATGAGTATGTATATCCAGCTTCACTAAATATTGCATCAAAAACTAATTTTGATTTTATAGCTGGTTTAAAATCTTGCACACTTAGAGCACCATCTACATCATCAACACCAAACTGATTAAGATTACCTTTTGTAAATTCTAATCGTTGTCCATATTCTGCTAATGGATAAACAATAGAGCCTGAAAATAATCCATTATTCCAAGAGGATGATATGTTAGTAAACGATGATGTGTGATTATATATTGATAGAGAATTTAAATCAGTTAGGAAACTTCTATTAATCTCTCTTGCAAAAGAAGATACTGCTCCAAAAATAGTTACCTCATACGAATCAATAAATTTGTTAGCGTATAAATTTACTTTGTTTAATTGTAGATATCCTTGCGATAAATACAATCCACCAAAATCTAAATAAGCTGGAACTTTTATGTTGGTAGCAAATGTATCAGGATTAAATACACTGATATCATACACATGCTCAAAAAAAGCATTGTTCTTTTTGGTACCGGGCAACGTAATCTGCCTAGTAAAATCGGCAGGTATAACACCCAAATCAAATAGACCTGTAACATTATCAGATAGCTTAATGTCTTCATCTTGAAATAAATCTAATATCTCACCATTTGCAACCAGTTGGAATTCTATTCCTTGTGTTGATATAACTCCCATATTATAAAATTAATTTATATCCTTGTCCAAAATTGAATTCAAATCCATATTGAATTACTTTCTCTACAACTCCAGTCTTAAATACAATAGAATCGGTTGCTATGGTTACAGGCGTCAGCACTGTTGAGCTTTCATCCTTAATCCAATACATTTCCTCACTAACTAATATTTGCTTTATAATCTCATTATAAGCTTCAGGAATCCAATCCGTATTTACACTTATAGATTGTTTAGAATCTACAATATAATTTAAATTTGAACTATCTGCACTATTATATTGTAAGCTAGTTCCAGTCCATGTACCTAATTGTGGTTGATATCCTCTAGTAGTTGTACTGAATGATTGCTTATTAACCATATCAAAGTTAAAGTAATCAAACTGTCCAAATCTATTTTTCCATTTAATTCTAATATTAGGATACTTTTGCTCACACTTAAAGTTAAAATAAATTGGAGTACCTAATGCAGTACTTCCATTATAAGCTTGTATAGTATAATATTCAGGTGAAGCATAAGGGAATCCAGGTTCTGAAGGGAATAAAGGAACTTGCTGAATTTGTTGTGAAGATGAAATAGATGATGATACGTTAATATCAGTTGTACCTAAGTCACTTACAATTCTTACTTTAGTTGGTATCTCACTTACTACGCCGGCTCCTCCAGTAAATACGCCAACAGTACCTCTATTACTATCAAAGAATGATTGTGATACAGGTCCACTTGTCATTAAAGGCCAATGTGGAGTTGTTGTTGTTATTGATGCACCTACTTGCTCAGGGAATATACCATATCCATCTAATCCTTTAAATGTAGCTGATTGAACATGCGAAGATGTTACAAATAGTGAAGCTGATTGGTATCTAAAGTATCCATCAATCTTAAAGTATTTAACATTTGAAGGATTCTCTTGTCTAGTATCTTGTAGTGTAGAGTTTATAATCTTGCTAACATCAAATATACCAACACCAGAAGCATTTGGATACTTCACTAATTGGTATTCAGGTATTGAACTTGATTGTGCGGTTGTTCCATCCCAATAATACAAATCTGCATAATATTGAAATGATGCACTTGATACTACACCACCACTTTCCGATAATGTAAATATTGTAGGGGATTGTGCTAATGAGCAGGTTGCTGGAGTTTGCGTTATAGTTAAGGCCATCTAAAATCTTTTTAATTTAACCTTTAGAAACTAAAAAGTATTGGATGTTACTTCTTTGCGAATCCTTTTAGTACGAAATCTAAAGGTTTTACCAGTTCTTCTACCTTTTTATCCATCTGTCCTAATATGAATTCGTTTATATACATTGCTAATTCTGGGTCATTAGCTGCATATTCTGAGTATCTTCTTGGTCCGTATTTGGTTGAACTACCCTTACCTTCATGCACAAAGTATCCATATTCAGCATCAGGTGGAGCATAGTTTAAAGCTAGAACAATTCTACCTTCAGTTTCCTCTTTAAGCATCTTAGTTAAATCATTGTAATTCCTTACCCTTCTTTCTAAGTTACCTGTGATATATGCTCTTTTGAAATACTGTCCGTTCACCATATAAATTGATGCTAAATCGGCATATTTAAAAGCTATATCTTTAAGAGTTTTCATTATAATAAATTAGGAAACAAACAAGTATCGCAACTATTAAATACCTTAAGATTTAAAGTTACTACCCATCCAGCTAATCCATTATCAAAATTATCTTTAAATGGAATTGCCATTGGGTCACCAGAAAATTCAAATGCGTTTACACCTGTTCTAGTAAAACAAAGTAAATCATTCATTACTGATAGCATATTTGCATGTATATCAACCGTATCATCAGTACCATCAAATGGAATTGTTTGTAAGTTAGCTGTTCCAGTTGATTCGTTATTCTTATCTTTTACTTTATCAGCTAATGTTAATTGAACTTTATAAACTATATTCTTTTCTAAGAATTGAGCATCTGCTATAAATACATTTCCTAATGGATATGCTGGAAATTCTTTTGTATCAATAGAATACATATCACCTTGCGAAACAAAGTTCAAAGATGGATGATTCTTCATTATTGTTTTAAAATAATCTAATATGTTATAGTACAACGTATAGTTAGTACCAATATTATTTACTGTTTGTGCTCCCATACTATTATAAGTTTAATCCACCGAAATAAGCATTTCCCATATCAGGATATATTTCAGTTTGGTTACCAACACTTTCTAAATACTCAGGTATTTGATTTGAATATGATATTAGATAGTTCTGCATTCTTGTTGCGTAATAATCAGCGTTGTTCATACTCTTTTGTAAAAGGTAATCTACATCGTTTTTGCTTACTGCTTTTGACTGTTCAGATTCGTGTCTAACTGCACCCTCACTTTTGAATTGCACTCCAGAGAATGGAAGATATTCAACAGTAGAGTACCATATTAGAGTTGGTTTGATATGGTCATCCATCAAATCTTTATAGTATCCAGTAAATGGTGTACCTGCTTCAATATCAGCTTGTAATTTGTAATACAATACAGTACCTAAAAGGTTTAGTATGTACTTCTCTTGCGCTGTTTGAACGAATGGTAATAACCTATCTGAATCTATTGAACCCTGTAAAGGAGTCTTTTTGATTATATCGTTTCTTGTTATAAATAATGCGTATGCCATGTGTTAATTAATTTTTATATACTTCGTATTGCTTTGTAAATTGTGGATTACTCATTTGTAAAACCTCATCTGCGTTATCAATACCACTATCAACTAAATCAGCTCCATCATCTTCAGTTGTTGCTGGATTTTCCATTTGCTTATCAGTTTCTTCAGATACCTCATCAATTGTTTTACCAGTATCCTCAGCTTGTTGTGATAAGATTGCTAATGGAGTTAATTGCTCAAAATACAATTCAACATCTTCGTATCCACCTTCACTTAGTGCAGTAGTTAAAAAGTTTATAATTAGATTTTGGAATGGATTGATTGTCATAGTTTGTAAGATAGAGAATGCTGTCATCATTTCTTCAGATTGAGAACTAAAGCCATTAGCCTGTGTTCTAATACCAAATAAAAGAGGAGATGTTACTCTATGTGCAACTAAGATTCTATCCTGTGCATATTCACTAACATATTTGTATTTATCGTGCAGATTATCAACCTGTATTGTTTCAATAGTTGGTTTTCTTTCTGGGTCATCGTTGAATGATAACATAAATCTACCAGCGTTTCTAGTGCCTGTAAACTTAGCCTCAATCATATCCTCAATTGTATCTCTTTCCTCAGGAGCTGGAATACCATTATTCATATTAACCATCACTAATGGTAAGAAACCATTTTCAATATTGTTGATATGTAAGTTAGATAATTCAGCTTCTACATAAGAGAATTGTAATGCAGATACCCAATCAGGTAATGAGTAATAATATTTACCTGGTGAATAATTCTTAATATAAAGAATCTCCATCTTTTCATTTGATGTACCAAAAGCTGGAACTTTCTTTTTGTTTCTAATTGCTTTTTGGTCAGTCCAATCTACACAATAGTAATAGTTTTCAATCTTAGGATTATCGTACAACTTCTCAGCTCTTAAGTTTTGAACTGGAACGTGATAGAATTTAACTACTTTACTATGGTCTGCATTCCAATATACTTGGAAAGCTGCATTACCATATAGTTTTAAATCAAACGATACACGCTTCATTTCCTCTTGTGGAATTAACTTATCCAATACAGTTTGGAAAGCCTCATCTTTAGAGTACAATCCTTTACCAAATATTAAATCAGCTATACCCTCAATACAGGCAGCATTTGTTGTTGATGTTGTGAAAGCTTCTGTCACATTTTGAAAGAAGTCATCAGGTCCTATTATTCCAACAGGCACCCATTGATATCTTGTTTTTGTATCTTCAGTTACCACAGGAATCTCTTGCTGTGCCATGTTTACTACCGAAAAGTTTTGATTTATCTTCATATTAATCTAAAATTATGTATTGGTTATCCGTTACATTACTAATGTATATTCCTTCTAATGGAATTTGGTTTTTATATACTGGTTTATCTATTGATTGGGATTGATACACTTGTATAGAGCCATTCCAAATGCTTCCACTAACACTATCCAATATGGTAGCTCTATATTCATCTCCAATATTTGATGAAGATATAGATGCAGTGAATGATAATAAGCTTTCATTGGCATTATATTTGTATGCACTAATAGAAGATGTTGTATTCGCTAATGTGTACATATTCTGCAAGCTTAGGGTTAATACGCCTGAGCCTGTTGGTTTTGTACGAAATGTGAATAAATTACTTCCTGATATATAATAACTTTGCATTAGGTTGTCTTTATGTTGTATTTATCTATATATTTAACAACTTCCTAAACGATTATAGTGGGACATAAAAAAAGGGAGAACTTAGTCTCCCTTTAATATTGTCAAAATCTATACTGATTAAGCTGCGCTACCTGTTACGATAGTTGGTTTAACAGTCAATGCTCCAAAAGGATTACCGAATGTTGAACCAGAGATAAAGTTTGCTGGTAATTGTTCTAATCCAGTGAACGTTACTGAATAACCATAAAGGTCACCCAATGCTGCTCCTGTTTGAATTGTACCTGCAGTTACATCTGCTCCTTGTGTTCTACCTACTAATAAAGAATCTCCAGCCATGGTGTTAATCACAATTTGTGGTCTACCATACGCCATCAACTTTAATTGAGTAGTCATTTCGTTAGTAAGTTTCTTCAAGTTAAGAGTTAATTCTTGAGAGAAGAAAGTTGTACCGTTATCACGAGATGAATTAACAGTTTCAGTATAGCTTGAGTTACCTTTCAAATCATAATAGTACACAGTACTACCAGAAGGGAAGGCAGTGATTTCAGAACTCGGGTCCCCCGGAGTTTTGTAGGTGAAAGAAGCGGTTGTATAGTTTAAGAAGTACACGCCAGTTAAGCCGCCTACACTCTCTTTACAAGGTTCATTTCTTCCAGCTGATAAATTACAAGCCATAGTTTTAGTTTTTTAAATTGTCAATTTGTTTTTGAGTAAAGGGAGATATGGTTAATCTCCCTATTACTTACTCAATTAATAGTTTTTGTATAAAGCGATGTCAGAACCGATACCATATTGTGTACCAGCTGTGTATCTCATTATGATTCTGTAGTTTTGAGAACCATCAAGATTAGCCATGTCTAATACTCTTACTTCATTGTAGTCACTCAATAAACCTGTTCCGAAGAATAAGTTTGATTTTTGTGCTGCTATCATTGCTGAAGCTGCAAGACCAGGACAAAATGCCATCTCAATTCCTTGGAAGTTAAGAGGTTTCTCTCCAACATTCATGGAATTGTTCCAGCCATTTGCTCCAGCTGTACCACCGCTTAACGCTTGTTGGTAAGCTTTTACTACGTTTGTTGGAACGTAAATCATTACATCCTCTTTACCGTATACAGTAGTAGGGATTGCATCAACTAAAGATTGTAAATTAGCTAATACGTTTGCTGAAGTAATTGAACCAGAAATTGATGCAGTTACAGGAGCGTTAGAGCCACCTGCTACAACTGAAGAAGATAAAGCGGTATAGATACCACCAAATTGTCCGTTAGTTGCTGCAACACCTCTCCATATTGATTCTTCAGTAGCTTGTGCTACTTTACCACCAACATAAGATACTAAGTAATCGTTGAAATCTTTTGGAATCTCATCAAATGCGCTATAGCCCAATTGTAAAGCTTCCCAAGAATCTACGAATTCTTGCTTACATAATTCAAGGTTTACTTGAAGTTCCTTTGGTTCTAAGATTCTCTCAGTAAGAGTTACTGAACCAGAAGTTGTGAAGTTACAAGATGCATCAACTACAATATTATCAACTGCAATCTTTTGGATAACACTCTTAAACTTCACATTCGGCATGATTGTGATGTATTGGTTATCTAAAGTTTTTGCTGATAACAACGCTGCTGCAATGTACTTCCCTGCGAATTCACCAGCATAAGTTGTGGTGATTGAAGGTTCTGCGAAATTTTGTTGTTTTCTCATTTTTAAATGATTTTGTTTGTTTATTTATATAATTTTGATAAAAAAGAATTTTGGGTATTAACCAAAGATGTTTTCTTATTTAATTTTACTCCGTTTTGTTTTGGTGCATTTTCATCAATTGGAGCACCATCCAATTTTGGTAATTCTTCTTCCTCATCTTCATCAGGTTCAACAGCTGCCATTTTCTCAACAGTGTTTACTTTTGTTGGGTCACCAGGTAAGTCTTCAGTCTTAACCTTTTCTGCATCTCCACCTTCCTTTATAGTTTCCATAGATTGCATCTTTTTCTCTAATTCTTCAATTCTATATTGAAGTTTAGTTACCATAGATGCCATATCTTCAGAGATAGGTTCTGCTGTTTCTTCAGTTGCTACTGCTTCATCATCACCCATGTCTCCACCAGCGATTGATTCCATTTCAGCAACTTTCTTTTCTTCTTCTAAAGCTGGTAATTCAACATTTTCTCTTTCAGTTATTTTACCATCCTTAGTCATTACTTTGATTAGGACTTCATTACCTTCAGAATCTTTCAATGCTAACTCATGCTCACCATCTGGTGCTGGAGTTTTACCATCTTCGGTTACAACATCTACTGATTCACCAACATCAAATGTAGGAGATTCAACTATTGTACCATCTGCTAATTTAGCGTAAGTAAAAAGTACTTCCTCTTTGCTTAATGAAAGAGTCTTTACTATTTTATCTAATACTTGTCTTGCGTTCATATTATTGATTATTTAATTATTTAACAATTTGTTTTTTATTTATAGTAATTTTTTAAGTTAATGGTGCTGGATTTAATTCTGGTTCATACACATAAGAGAAAGAACTGCTTCCAACATTAAATGTATAAGTTGTAATACCATCAGTGAATGATGAAGTAGCATTTCCAATTGTAGTAAATCTACTACCTGTACCTTGGTATGATACAGTTAATACCCCTTGATATCCAGAACCTCCGAAAGCTGTGCCATCGGTTGATACTGCACCACCACCCCCAGCTCCATATCCTTCTCCATTACTTCCACCTTGATTTAATCCTTGACCTCCATTACCACCACCTTGAATACCACCTGCTCCAGCGGTTGCTGTTACAAAGTTTCTTCTATCAGCACCACCACCGCCGCCACCTCCACCTTCTTTGTAAGTTCCACCAGCATTACCATTACCACCTCTTCCTGAAACTCTATTTGGAGATGCTACACCACTCACGCCATTTTCGCATGAACCTGCACCACCACCGGCAGCAAAACGAAGTGTACCCCCACCACTTCCATCATCACCACTACCACCTGTAAATGCAGGAAGTTGTGTTGTTGTAGTACCAATAGTATAACTACCAGTTCCGCTATTTCCACCATTCATAGCACTACCATTTCTACCACCCTGAAGTGACATTGTTATAGGAATTTCAACAACTCCCATATCAAATCCATTAAATTGAGTAGTACCACCACTAGTATCAGCTGCTCCACCATCACCAACAACTACAGTGTATGTACGATTTGGTGATATATTAAAACTTCCTGTAAACATAGCACCAGCTCCTCCTCCACCGCCAGGTTGAGAAGTTGCACTTGTTGTACTTACTCCACCACCACCACCTGCAAATAATGTAAATGAGCCAGTAAATCCTGGTATGTATCTAGGTGCAACACTTGCTGTTATTGTATATGTTGTATTTGTATTAGCTGCAAATGATGCAGTTATTATAGATGCTGTTTGATATGATATTACATTTATACCAGCTTCAGGTATTGATAATGACATTGTTGGATACAAATGCGATGCACTTCTTGGCCAATTTGCACTACCAGTTAATGATGATGTTATATTAAATGCATACTCATATTGAAATGAAGATGTTTGAGAACCTGTAATATATCCTATTGACATTGATATAGGTTCATTTACATTCTTTACAATGTTTAATATTGTATTTGTACCTTGTGAGTTTGAATATATTGAATTTGAACCCGTAGCTAATACTTTAACTAATGGATTAAAAACATTACCTTTTATATGAATTACACTTCCACTTACATACCATCTATAAAATTCTGATGTTAAAAATTTATTTGTAATAATACTTCCAGATATACTTGGATTTGCAATTATTTGTGTACCAGATGCACTTACCGAAGAAAAGTAAAATTGGTCTACTGCTAAAGGGTCATATGTTATACCAGCAGTAAATAAACTCATAGTAGTTGAACCTGTTATAGGCCAATTACTACCAGTTACACTTGCTGTTACAGGAGATTGTGCATCACTTACAAATGAATTACCACTATCTACTGATACCTGAATACAGTTTGTATTAACTGCATTAATACTCATACTAGCAAAAGTCCTTTCAGACAAATCACTACTATCAGAAGCAGATGCAAAACTATGAAAATCCCAATATATAGGAGGTCTTACATCCTCATTCTTCTTTTCTTGTTGAAGTGGTGAGTTTATATTAAGGTTGTAATTTAACATTACTTATTTTGTTTTATTATCTTAAAGCCACTACATTGTTTGCAGTAGATGATGCACTAACAGCAGTAAATATACCAGGTATAAATCCTGATGCTGATACTAATGATAATACTGAACCATCCCATGTCTTAGCTACTAATGTTCCAGTATTTCCAACATATATTCCACCAGCTACGAATCCAAATTGAGGATTCTCAGAAGATGCTGATGCAAATGCTGAACCAGAGATAAATGTTACTGCAGCTCCACCTACGAATTGTGGGTTAGTAATATACGAATTTTGAGTTTCTAATTTCATATTTTGTTTATTTTATAGTTTAACAATTAGAATAACAATTTTATTGATTAATAAGTAAAGTTACCTGATGCTGTAAATGTATGGTATGTATATCCACTACTGAAAGAAATTTCTCCACCTGTTGCTTGTGAGCCAGAACCAGCATATCTTAATTTAATAATACCTTTAACACCTGTTTTACCAGTTGTTGTACCTAAATCAACATCTGCACCATCTCCACCACTTCCATATAATGTACTTTGTGTGTGAGATTGTCTTCCAGCATATCCTCCTTCAGCATAATTTATCCCATCTAACCAACTTTTTGGTGTTGGTGAACCAGCAACTGTTCCACCAGCGCCACCACCATTACTACCAACGAATGTGGATGGAAATCCAGCATTAGTACCACCAGCTGCACCATATCCTATTCCATAATTTCCAGTTGCATTAGTAGCATTACCAGCACTAGATGGAACTGCTACAGACGCACCACCTCCACTACCGCCAGAATTACCACCACTTGCAGTACCTCCACCAGAACCACCTCCGGTACATGTTACACCAAAAGCTGTTGCATTACCACCATTATTACCACCTGTACCAGGATTTCCAATTGTAAATGAATATGTTGTTCCTGATTGTACTAAACTAAAACTAGCCGAAAGATATCTACCAGCTCCTGCACCTCCACCAGAACCATTATTATTACCACCACCAGCTGAGCCGCCTCCACCACCACTTGCAACTATTAAAATATCAATTGGTAACATTGTTGCTTGTAAAGCATCATCCATTCTTTGTGAGCCTAACATCACATCATTAATTAAAGTATTACCTACATAGACTGTTTGCATATTATTTATTTTAAACTAATGTATATTTTGTAGCGTAGTAATCATTTATTTGAGTCATCTCAGCATTTGATATTACTCTATTATATGCTATACATACTCCTATATCTCCAACAAAGTTTTCACCATTTCCACCATTAGCTCCTATCTTAGCATTAGCTCCCATATTTAAATTAGTAGGGCCATTAAATGTAGTTCCTTCGGTTATAAGAGTTCCATTTAGAAAAAATCTAACAGCTTTACTTTGGTCAGCTGCATCATTATCCATAGTTAAAGCTATTCCTTTTAATGTATTAGTAGAAACTGCCATTCCAGCTGGAGAATTATTATCATTATCATAACCATTAAAACCAAAATATCCACTAAAACGTATAATTAAAGCTCTTCTATTAACAGCTTCAGTTGCTTGTCCAAATAATTGTGTTGTACCATTATTTCCTGCACTAGCTACAACATAGTATGTATATGTTGGTTGACCTTCTGCAAATATTTGTGTTAAATCAACTCTTTGAGAACCTGCGAATGTAAATAATTTTGTTGTACTATTAAATGATGGTGAACCTACTATTGTTCCTGAACCAGTAGATGGACTTATATCTGTCCAAGTTGTACCTGTGCCAGGGTATGATGAAGCATTGCTAGCATCATACCAAGCTACTAATCCGTTTGTTGGAATTGGTGAAGCTGAACCTGTATCAAATGGATGTTGATTAAATACTGCTCTTTGGTCTCCTAAGAAAGATTGTCCAATTTGATGTGAACCTAAGAACACTGCTTCTTGATATTGTTCTACTCCCATATTAATTTATTTTATACTAATGTATATTTGTTTCTGTAATACTGATTTACTCTAGCTTGCTCTTCATCAGTTAGTGCTCTATTCCAAGCCATACATACACCTATACTACCATTAAATAATTCTCCATTACCACCATTTGCTGCTATTTTAGCAGTAGTACCAAGATTTAAATTAGTTGCTCCACCACCAGTTCCAGTTGTTGTTACAAATGCACCATTTCTAAAAAATCTAAAAGCTTGAGATTGTGTTGCAGCTTTTGTATTTAAACTAAATGCAACTGATGTTAATACATTATCTGCCACATTCATTCCTGCAGGCTGATTAATATCATTATTATATCCGTTAAAACCAAAATATCCACCTAAGCGAATTATTAAACCCCTTCTATTATTAGATTCAGTTGCTTGTCCAAATACCATTGTTGTACCACCATTTCCTGCACTAGCTACAACATAATAAGAATAGGTTGGTTGTCCACTATCTAAGAATTGCGTTAAATCAGCTCTTTGATTACTACCATTAAATGTAAATAATCCAGTACCTAAATTAAATGTAGGGCTATTAACTAATGTAGCTATACCTCTTTTATCACTCAAATCATACCAAATAGTTCCAGTGCCAGGGTATGAATCTCTATTAGTAGCATCATACCAAGCTACTAATCCATCAAATGGTATTAATTGATTTGCTAAAGTTGTTGTTGGTGTAAATATTGCCATATTAAATGAATTTTTTAGATGCTACTACAAAAATTGATGCTGAATTAAATGCTGCAAATGATAATAGGTCAGTATTATTACTACCAGATGATGGTACATATCTACTTCCACTCACTTGCTTAACATTTGAACTAAATGATGCAGTTGATAAACCTACTGTTGTTAATAATAAGTTTGCTGTTTGACCGGGCCCTACTCCAGTTACATTAAAGAATGTGTTTCCAGTTACTAAAGATGTATAGAAGTTACCTGCTGTAAAATCAATTGATGCAGTATTTGATGCAATTGATGCAGATACCACATTTCCAAAAGCTGAACCAGTTATTACTGCTGAACCAGAGAATGGGAAACCAGCTCCTCCACCACCTGTTATTGTGATAGATGCAGTTGTTCCACTCAATGTTGCTGTTACACCTGAACCAATAAAGTTCATTAAACCAAATGCTCCTAATGTTGTACCTTCTTCTGCTACAAATGATGCAGTTACTGCTATCGTACTTGTCACACCTGATGTTCCGCTTGTTCCTGAAGTACCTGATGTACCATTTGCTCCATTAACATTACTACCACTTAAGATATATAATGTATTAGGGTCTTTAGTTCCTAATGCAGCGTATGATGCTGATGTTAATGTTACTATCTTAGTTGCTGGCGGTACATCAGTATATATGTCACCTAAATTGGTAACTACTGATGAACTAAATGAGCCACTCAATACTGTCAAGCTTCCAGTTACTCCTAAAGAACCTGTTATTTGTGCACTTCCACTAAAAGGGAATCCTACACCAGTTCCACTTCCACCAGCTAATGTGATAGATGCAGTGTTATTCGTAATTGTAAGAGCTTGTACGGAACTTCCACTAAATTGTAGATAACTTGCTGTTCCAATATTTGTTGAACCAGAAGCGAATCCTAATGATGGTGTAAGTCCACTTGTACCACTACTACCAGCTACACCATTTATTCCAGAAGTTCCTGATGTTCCTGATGTACCACTTGTGCCAGATGTACCACTAACACCTGATGTACCACTACTACCAGCTGCACCACTCACTCCAGATGTTCCTGAAGTTCCACTTGTTCCAGATGTTCCTGATGAACCAGCAGTTAAGTTACTACCACTAATGATATACATTGTATTAGGGTCAGTTTGTGCACTTGCTACTAAAGTTGCGTATGAAGCAGATGTTAATGTGATTACATTTGTAACAGGTGGTACATTTGTGTATGTATCAAATACGTTAGAAATAACACTTCCACTAAATGAACCTGTTGTAATTGTTATTGAACCAGATACACTTAAGCTTCCAGTAAATTGTGAACCTTTTTGTGTCTTTACCTTAAAGTAATCTACATCAAATTCACCATTTCTATTTTGGTCAGTAACTTTGAAATCACCACCAGTGAAATCAGCTGTACCATTAAATTTAGCTGAACCAGTTACTCCTAAAGAGCCTGTTATTTGTGCAGAGCCTGTGAAAGGAAATCCTACTCCACTACCTCCACCACTTATTATGATTGATGCTGTACCAGCACTTACAGTTGCAGTAACACCACTTCCACTAAAGTTTAAGAATGTTGCTGAACCTTGCGCTGTACCTTCATCAGCTATTGTTAATATTGTTGTTGCTCCGGATGTACCACTTGAACCAGATATACCGCTAGTACCACTCGTACCTGAAGTTCCAGACGAACCTGAACTTCCACTTACTCCACTAGTCCCAGATGTGCCACTAGTCCCTGATGTACCATCACTTCCACTTATTCCAGATGAACCTGAGGTTCCTGATGTTCCTGATGAGCCTGATGTACCACTTGAACCACTGCTACCACTTTCTCCACTAGTCCCACTTGTACCGCTTGTACCCGATGTTCCTGATGTACCATCACTTCCGCTTATTCCAGACGAACCCGATGTACCACTTGTTCCAGACGAACCCGATGTGCCGCTTGTGCCATCACTTCCACTCACACCAGAAGTTCCTGAACTTCCACTACTACCGCTTGTTCCACTAGTCCCAGATGTTCCCGATGTGCCTGATGTACCAGACGTACCTGAAGTACCATCCGTTCCTTTTTGTGCTAATAAATTCCAATAAAGAATTTGTGTAGCTGGATTCTCATTTAAGCTAACATTTATTGCAATATATGATGAACCATTGTATTCTACTATATCATTAATTGCGTATGTTGTTCCACTATTCCAAACTCCTTGCCAATTTAATCCTAAACCAGAAGTACCAGATGTGCCACTAGTCCCACTTGTACCGCTTGTGCCACTACTTCCTGAAGTTCCTGATGTGCCTGAAGAGCCTCCACTGCCAGCCGTACCATTCGTACCGCTTGTACCAGATGTGCCGCTTGAGCCACCACTACCTGCTGTTCCGTTTGTACCTGATGTGCCACTTGTACCGCTTGTTCCGCTTGTGCCTGAGCTACCACCACTACCTGCAGTTCCGTTAGTTCCACTTGTACCTGAGGTACCTGAAGAACCTCCACTACCAGCCGTTCCATTAGTTCCAGAAGTTCCTGATGAACCACCACTACCTGCCGTACCATTTGTACCGCTTGTACCAGATGTGCCTGAAGTACCTGAGCTACCTCCACTACCAGAAGTTCCATTTATTCCTGATGTTCCGCTTGTTCCAGAAGTTCCTGATGAACCTGCTGTTCCACTTACACCTTGCGAACCATTTGTACCTGAAGTACCTGATGTGCCACCAGTTCCAGAAGTTCCTGATGTTCCGCTTGTGGCTGCGTTATAAGATGTTCCGTTTATAATTAAATCACCTTGAATAGAAAAAGAACCTGTAATTCCACTACTACCCGTAATATATTGTGAGCCTGAGAATACGTTAGAACCAGTTGTTGCTAATCCAGATGTATTTGCATATATGTTAGCTACTGAACCAGTCACACTTACTGCAATAGTAGGTCCAACAAAGTTTAATGATGTAGCTGAACCTTGCGATATACCTTCATCTAATATTACAACACCACTACCAGATAATACTAGTCCATCTACCTGTGCTTCTAACATTGAGATTGATGAACTAACTGATGCTGAGTTTATATTATACTCAATTTCATCAACAAAAGAATCAATCATATCAGTATTGAATTCTCTTAATTTTAATGGAGTAATAAATCCCGTATTGTTATTAGGGAAACTACTTTGATTTTCTGCTTCTAGCTGTGTTTTATTTAATTGAGACATTATTCTATCTTTTTTATTATATATTTCCGATGTCAAATCCTGATGAGAATCCACTACTAAACGCTCCTCTTTGTACAGCTGCTGATTGAGTAGCTCCTATGGATTGTCCAACAAGAGCACCATTACAACAGTCCATAGAGTAAGTTTCGGAATCTTTACACAAACAAGCTCTACGCTTATTATGTGGGATTGCTCTACCTCTAGTAGCTCCTAAATAAATACCACTATTCTTTCTTTGATTCTGATTACGAGCTGGTGTTGGCATTATTGTGCTTTTGCTGGTGGATAAATCAAGCCTATTCCCTGTGCTCCTATACTCTTATCACAACATTTTGTAGAATAAGTGTTCTTATTCCTACACAAACATCCCATTCTGTTACCTTGTCGTGGTGAACTGAACGATGGAGTTGGCTGTGGTTTTGGTTTAGGAGTAGCAACAGTTTTAAGCTTCATCTGATTTCTTTTAGATTTAACAACTAAAGGAATAAAAGTTATGAACTTAACCTTTCTTCACAGCTTCCTTATACATAAGTTCTTCCAAGAATGCTACATCAGCCTGATATGCTAACATCAATAAGCATTTTTCCAATGGTTCTTTGGTTATTTCATCAAAGCGTGTTATATCGTTTTGTGCGAGTTGGACAAGGCTTGAATAAGATTTCCATTTCTTTCCAAAACGGATTTGATGTTCTGAGGTAGACCCGTCAATCCCGTCAAAGACTTCTGGGTATCTTTCAGTAAGTCCTTTAATAAAGTTTTCAAAAAAAAAAGTGTGCCAAAGTGGATATCCATACTGACATCCATAAACTTATCACCATCTATTGTACCATCGTATGCTTTAATATCATATAGTTTGCCTGTTGTTTTAATTAGGGGTCTATAAAGAATGCTCATTATCTCAGCCCACTTCTCATTTATCTCAAACGTTTCGTACTTTGATATATCTACATAAGCACCATAAGCCATTCTACTTAAATCAGGCTCAAACCCATACTCTACTCCATTTATTTGGATAAACTTTTGTAGGGGTAAATCTATATTGTTAAAGAAGTTAATTAAATCTTGTCTAATAGCAATGTATGTATCTATATTCAATTGCTGTATATACTCTAATGGAAAATCGCATAGGTGATGAAACAAACAAGCCGTTATAGCTTCTTCTTCTCCAACGTATGTGTCCAAATCTTTTCTTAAAGCTAAATACTGTCTTAGAGTTACTGCACTCCATTTAGTAGGTACTTCTATTTTTATTTCTTGTTTCATATACTATCTAATTTTGTGTTAATAACAACTGCATCAGTAATAGGGATTGTAGGTTGATTAGTTTGCTCTAATAAATTTTGATACTTAATTTCTGCTGAATTCCTTTGTTGTATTGTAGCAGTTAAGTAAGCCTTAGTCTTCTTTAATTCTTCAAACATAGCAACTCTTTCTTTTTCCACATGAGCTACATAGGTT